TACCCAGTGCAGCTTGAGTTGTCACTGTTAGTTCGTTGGTAAGTATGTTTGAATTTATATCTAGATCATAGATAGGAGTAGAATCTTTGATACCAATTCTGTTATTAGTAACGTCTAGATAAAGTAGGTCAGTTTCAAACGCAAGGTTAATACCTGCACGTAACAGGTTGTCTGTGAGTACCTGTCCACTAATGCGTCCCAGTTGACTCATAGTTAGTTGGCGTATCCGTAGTACACAGTTACGTAAACTGGATTACCGCCTCCTCCTGATGCTGGCACAGCTGATGTAAAAGAAAGGTAATATCCTGTTTCACGCACCTTACCAGAGCCCGTGATCGTACCACCGGATTTAGTAAAAACTGTGCCGACAGTATTAGCAGCCGCACCAAAGGAGGTGAATGTTGTAGAACCGACAGCAGTAATAATATACTCAGTGCCGTTATTGGCCGATGTTAATGTACTAGCATTGATTTCCGCACCTGTGCCTGAACTGGTGGGATTTTGATTAATGGTAAAGTTAGTGGTAGAAATCTGCATAACATTTTCTACCAACACTATAATATTGTCTGCGCTGGCAGCATAACTAGCAGCAAATGTTGTGTTCAAAGGACCAAAGATGGTAGAAGTTCCGTCTCCTGGTCCTAGTGTCTGTTTGGTTATAGCTGCGGCAAATGCACTGGCCACAGTAACCCATGCACCACCTATATAAGCTTCTATGCTAGTGGTAGAAGTGTTGTATCTTATAGTGCCGTTAGCATCTGTGGGTTGTCGCACACTGGTTAGTTGAGGACGCTGAGCTGTAGTTCCTTTGGGCAGCATAATACCGCCTTTGGCGTTGACCACGATTCTGTTACCGGGCCCCACACCATCGGGATAGTATATCAATGCGCGATCATTGATACTGAATTTTGAAATACCTTTGGTCTTTAAGAACTTCATACTGCTAGTGCGCTCACAGTTACACTTAATCTTGCCGCAGCAGATGTTCCAACCCACAGTTCATCTCCACTGTCAAACACCAGTCTTTCTTCTGAGAAAAACACAGTTTCTCCAGCAGGAACTGTGAGATTGCTGACGATTAAATTGCCGCTACCTGCGGTCTTGCCGCTGCGTACCACATAGATATTCACTGTGACTGCATTGGTTGTTTCATCAGCTGTACTTGGGGCAGCTGTGTTACACAGTGCTATGGTTGTTACTGCATTTTGTCTGCCTGTTACAGCTCCGCCAATAGGACCGCCTGTGGTTGAACTGGTGAATACTTTCACAGGCACCGTCACACTGGTGGAATCTATCAGTAAAATTGTGTTTTCTGGGTTTTCATAATTACGTATCATATGGGTCTCTTAAAATAACATGCTAAAAACCAATGCGCGGTTTTTGCTGATTAATTCTCCGTTCTGTTTGGCAGCTTCTGCTGAATCGTTGACAAACCATATGCCCGATGTGCCTGTACCAGGAGTGTCGCCATAGAGCAGTATGTTGTCTGAGACATATGTAGGTGCCACACCTGTTTTTTCTAGCTGTATGGCATAGTTGGTCTGTAACTTGCCCGTACCCTGTGTTCTTACATAGATGTTGAGGTTGGTAATACCATGCTTAGTGGTAATCTCGTTGCTGTCTATACCTCCGCCGATCTCAAGATCTGAAATTTCTAAACGATTATTATAGAACTGACCTATTAGTGTGTTGTCGACAATCACAGACACTGCACTTTCACCGCTGGTCGAATAACCCGTCACTGTGTTGAAATATTGTAAAGAGCCTGCAGTTGAGGCGAGATTGGGAGTTATTTCTTTGTCTGCGATTATGACTCTAGTGTCTTGGCTCTGCGGCGATAGAATCTGAAATGTGGGATTGTTTAGAATCGAATCATCTACATATTTTTTGTTGGGCAAATCGTCATCATCTGTAACTAATACCTCGTATCCAGTCCCGCCTCGATCACCAACCTTAACTACTCCAGTTCCAGAACCGATCAGAGTAAGATCACCGTCGTCTGTGGTAGGGTTGGTATAGAGCAGGGGCAGCACTGGAATCACCTTGGAATCCTCGATCTATTTCAATTCCTGAATAGATCAGTGTTACTCCTTCGCCAGTCTCACCATCATTCAGCGTGATAATGTTATCATTTATAGTAAGATTTTCTGTAGCAACAAACAGTGTCTCTCCTTCGATTACTAGATCTCCGGTAACCCTTACTGATCCACCAGAAGCAGCAGGACCAGTGTCAAGAACAATATTGGCACCTTCTGCTGTTTTTATATTATAGTCACCGTTGACCCTGAGAAACTGTCCCATTTACGATCCTAGATTAAAATGAAGCAATAATCAACTGATCACCAGATGAGTCGTTATCTAAGAACCACGAATATCTGTTTCCGCTGAAATCTATAGCAATTTTCTTAGTAAGTTTTCGTATGTATGTTGCTGATGCATCAGGGCCACCTGCTGTAAAAGCAGTGATCCTCATTTCTCCAACAGCTGCTGGTGTACCTGCAACTAGTTTTGCAATTACTTTTGTACCGGCAGATTTATCTTGCACTAGATATCTGCTTGATCCTCTTTGTTGGACAATGAAAACATCTGTTTGATTACTTCCGCCTATATAGGCTTCACATTTAATACCAACGCCGGTGGTGGTATAATCTCCAAATACAACCGTACCGTTTTTATCTTTTTTTACTGGACGTCCCATTTGTTTCTCCTTGTTTGACGTTTTAGGTCTACGCAGAGGGATTCTGCATAAATCTTATTGACTCTTTATTTATCCACGACTTAACAGACTCATCAGTTCCATTTTTTCCACAGTAGCAACGATTCGGTTTATTTCATCTAGTTCTCGCTGTGCCTGTTCTAAGTGGCTGCGACTGTGCGTTTGTCTGTAGCGTATACCAGCGTTGCTGAACTCTACGATGTGCTGTTCTACCATGCGTTCAATCTGTTGAACATCGGTAGCAAACATAGGAAATCTCGTACGCCATTGATTAATATGTCGCCGTAACTGGGGGAAATCTTTATCACTAGATACCTGCATAAAGGTATTTAAGTCAAACAAAAAGGCTCCTAAGAGCCTTTTTGAAGTTTGCAAACGTTTTGCGGATTAGGCGAAACGTAGATTTGCGCTTGTTACACCAACTTTACCTAGGTAATCAGCTGCGTTACCTAGAGAAGAAGCTGTGTTTGTTAGCTCAACATAACCATAACGTGTCATGAAAGAAACTACTGGTTCAAAAGTTGCTGGGTCAAGAACAACACCACTGCTCATCAATGGAATGTATGGGCAATAGAATGCAGGTGCATCACTTTCTGATCCGCCTTTGTAACCAATCAACACATCATCATTTTCTGCATATGAGTTAACATATACTTTCATTGCTGAATTCAATGTACCAACAAACTTGGTGTTTGTAGGTGCTTCGAATGTACCTTCTGTTGTACGAGCAAATGCACTGGTAGTTGCAGACTGCAGCAGTGTCAATGTTGTTGGGGAAACTACAGCGTAGTTACCAGCACCACGACGTGTACGCTGAGCGATCAAGTTAGCAACACGATTGATCTGAACAGCTAGTGCAGCATGTTCGTCACCAACAAATGTAGCTGTACCAGAAACAGCAGCTTGGTCGTATGTTAATGCAGCAGTACCAGCTAGTGTTGATAGGCTACGTAGAACTTCTTGATCGATCTCAGCTGTGATCTCTTGTGCAAGAGCAGCCATGATTTCTGCTTCGATGTCAATGCCTTGTTGGGCTTGTGCATCTTGAGCAGCTTCAAAAGTCCAGCGAGCTGACAACTTACGTGTCTTGGCTTCAACTGTTTGTTTCAAGATCTGAATGCTTAGTTTGTTACCAGCAACACCTTCTAAGGCAGCTGTTGAATTAGCTTTACCTGCAGTGTTATTACCAGAATAACCTTCAGCAATCTTGAATGGGCTTAGTGCCTCTTCACCAGCTGTAGTTGCGCCGCCTGTGGAACCTGCGAAGGTGTCAGAGTAGCGAACTCTTAGAGTGTGGATCTGTCCAACTGGGCCAGTTAGTGGCTGTACGCCAACTAGTTCATTAGCGATGACCGTAGGCATCACACGTCTGATCACTGGAAGGATCACACGATTTAGGGTTGCAACGTTACCGGCGGATGTAGCACCAGCAGTAGCACTCTCTGACAAATACTTGCGGGTATTTTCTAGAGTAGTTGCCATTACTGAACGCTTGTTACCTTGAAGACCTTCTAACAGTGCCTCTTTGGTTTCCGACCAGCGTGACTCGAGTAATTGTGACATTATAGTTCTCCTTAAACTTTTAGTCCCGCAAGCCTGCGGATGTCAAATATTTCAGCGGTTTTTTCCTCACTGCTGAATTGTTGTGCCTGTGCTTTGTCGCCTGTGATTTCTTTGCCTTCAGATAGTACTTTCTTCGCCGGGGTAGCACCGTTCATCACTGAACTGATATACTTGTCGAAAGCTGTACGTAGCTTTTCTGTCTGTACTGATTCTAGTAGACTGCCCATTACTTCACGCTTGTCACCGGTCAACGGGCCTAGCAATTCGCTCATAACTTCCTTGCGTTGGCTGCTTTCTTTAATGATGCGTAGTTCACGTTCTTTGTTTTCTACTAGTGATTGTGTTTCTGCAACAACTTTAGCTGCTTCTTCTAATTCTGATTCCTTGACCGCAACTACTTTCAATAGTTTAGCTGTTTCGGATTTCTCATTTAGATGACTTGCAGCGTATTCGCTGGCGAAGCTTTCAAAAATTCTGCGACCAAAGTCATTTCTGCGAGCAGCTTCAATGTCTTCACGCAGCTGAGTCATTTCGGAACGCAGTCCTTTTGCGACTGTTTCTTCAATGATTTTAGCTGAACGTGCTACGAAATCTTTCTTGATCTGTTCAAACTTGGCCTTGCTTTCACGAACCAATTTTACTTTGGTTTCGGCCAAATCTTTCTTGTCAGTGTGGAATTCTGCGATTTCTTTCGCTAGTGCATCCACGATAAAAGATTCTAACTTTTCAACATTGCCAGCTACTGCTTTGCGATCTTCGTGTAGTTCTGCAAGTTCTTTCTTGAGATTTTGAAGCACGAATGATTCCATTGCTTTGGCATCGTCCTTCATTTTCTTGTGATACTTGGCACGAGCTTCAATCAGGCCCTGACGGTCTTCTGCAAGCTCGCCTAGTTCTGCTTGTAGGCGATCTGTTAGCATAGCTTCAACAGCTTCTACCATAGCGCCTTTGTCGTGTTCGTATTTCTGTGCAAATTCTTCACGTAGTGTAGCAGTGACTTCATCACGGTTTTCTTGAATTCTGCTATTCCAAGCGGATTCAATTTCCGATTTGATTTCCTCGGAAATCACATTGTTTTCGAACAACTGTTTTACGATATCTAACATGTGATTCTCCTTGTTATTTGAGACCTGAAATTATGCGTTTCAGACTCTCTGCTAGGTATTTTTGTGCCTGTGGGTCGCCTTGGACTTGTTGTGCCATTTGGTAGGCCTGATAACCGCCTGTGTTATTCATTAGGTGTTCATACACTGGTGTAGGATAAGCGCCAGGTGCGCTGGGTTGAGCCACTACATCTACTGTGATGATCTCAAATCCTTGTACTTTGCCGTCGCTGTCAACTTCGCCACTGCCTCTGGAGCTGACGCCGAGTTTAACTCCCGACTCCAACATGGTCTGAATCAACTGACCCATGGGAGTTGGAAGTATTTTAAGTTTTCCGTAGCCGTTAGGACCGTCCATCCACATCTTGGTAATCATATGACTAACACGATCTAGATTGATTTTCAAATCCTGTGGGTGATCAACTTCTCCCAGCACAGAGTAACCACCAGCGATCTGCTCGTTGAGCGTTTTGACAGCCTTGCCAATTTCTTGAGAAGAATAAACACGTTGGTTTGCATTGCGGATGTCTCCCTGAATGCAAATACCGTTTAAATGCAGCGACTTTTTACCGTCACTGCCTTCTTCGCTCTCCAAGACAATCTTAGCCTGATCGTAACTCAAATGTTCTGCTAGCGTAAGTTTCTTCACCGTTTGATCCTATTATCTACGACCACGGAAAAGGCTTTGCTTGTTGTCAGCGGATTCTTTAGAACCAGCTTTCTCAGCACCATGTCCAGGTTCTTTCTTAGAGAAAGCATTCCCGTTCTTAGCACCTGGGACATTGATGTTACCAGCATTATCTTCAGTGGGCTTGCCTTTCAACAGTCCGGAACCTTTAAGTTCGCCTGTTTCTGAACCAGGTGCGCCATTTTTGCCGCTGAGAATGTTGGCAGTTGTGCCGCCCATGTCATTCTTACCAGCTACGATTGATTTATTATTAACACCGTTGTCGCCCATTTTTGCAGGAGCAACTTTTTCCACGTATTCACGCACAGTTTCAAGATCAAAATCATCTTTCATCTTGTCGCCCATGCCGCCCATGTCATCGTCGCTCATGCCACCCATGTCATCACCACCTTTGAGTTCATCAAATTTGGCCTGTAGTTCATCAACAATGCTGTCTAGATCTTGGAATAGTTCTTCTTCGGACTTTTCTTCCATGTCGTCGTCGCCCATTTCTAGATCACCTTCTAGGTCATCTGTAGGATCGCCGCCCATCATATCTGGATCTTCGTCATCGCCTTCGATAGCGATATCTTCAAATTCTTCGTCGACTTTTTCTTCGTCTTCGTTTTCTTCTTTGTGAGACGCTTCATCTACTTCCTCGTCATCTTTATCTTTTTCTTCTTCCTCAGCGATTTCGCTGTCGATCAAAGATTCATAGATTTCACGGGATTGCTGTACCACATATTCGTGGAATAATTCTTCAGCTTTTGTTTGATCGTCGTTCACTAGATGCTCAAGCATCTGTTGCAACAGTTTTTTGTCTGCCATGTTATGTTCTCCTTTGTATAGTCAAGGCTGTAAGTTATTTAACACTAAGATTACAAACCAGGGTTAAATGGTAGTTTTTTGATTGATTTGATTAGAATATATAGTGCCCGGGAACGTTCTGTCAAAATCCTCAAAGGTGATGTGGCTGAGGTTTGACAGTGTTGGGCCTAGTTTATCTGGTATAAAAGCACCAGGATCTGCCACTCTGAAGAATTTCACGTGCCTAAATTCTTTGATGGTTTTTT